GGTCGAATCTTGAACGCTTCATTTCCGGTCATTTTCTTGAGCGCGTTCTCGAGGTATTCCAGCTTAGTGATATTGGGGAAAGTCGCGCTTGCAGCGGTAGCCATACCCAAATAATCAGCCGTCGGCATAGTCATAGAGTCCGGGAACCTGGTAGAGTTTGAGTTCGCATAATATGCTCTCAAAAGACCTTTAACAAACGCCTGGAATTCTGCGTCACTCATACCGGAGATATCTTCGGTAATAAGTGTGGTATTGATGTTTATCGACGCATTGGTCAAGAAACCAGTCATGTCGGTATCACCGGGAAGACCAATGAAGGCCAGTTCCTGAATACCAAGATCCCAGTTCTTTTTCAAGCTTCGGAGTTTTGATTCAACAGGATCCCAGTTTCCTACGTTCGCGGCTTCCGCGATTTCGGCAATGTTCCACGTGGCTTTCTTTTTCCATGTGCGCACGGGCATACGGATTTGAGAAAGCGCAGCGCTTACCTGAGCGGTACGGCTATTTCCCTGGTTGGTAACACCGTCAGCAAAAGAACCGCCTTCGTAGAATTCGAGATTCTGGACGACTTCGGACTTCCATGCGGCCTCGCCAACATCGACAGGAATATAGTCTTCAATCGATACTTCGTAAAATATCTGCTTGATGACCTGAGCACGGATAAACGACATCGAATCGATCAGATATTTGAAACCTGACGCCCCAATGTCGATATCCCCAGAAGAGTTGAAAAGGGGCAAGCCCTTGACAGTAAGTCTTGACATTATGTTTCCCCCTTTCCTTATGCCGAACCGACAGACACGGCGTTAGCCTGAATCCATACTCGGCCAATCTGTGTGTCAGCAATCTTGTCGAGCGTGACACCGTAATGCGTCTTGGTCGAAACGGCTTTAACGCTTCCAATTATTGCAAGTACCGGAGTAACCGCAACACCACGATTAAGAGCGCCCGCAGCTTTCAGGAACATAACGGATCCCTGAATAGCGATTTCCACGGTTTCTCCCGGCTTGAATTCAGCCTGTTTCAGAGACCGGCGAACGGTTCCGAAAATAGTAACAAGCTCAGAACCGCGCTTGTCGATGATCGGGCATCCGACAAGATCGTCCGCACCAAGATCGGTAAGAAGAACCGATTCACCGGCCTTCAGGTTCCCGGTCCCGTTCGGGTTATACCGGCAGGAAATAATACTTTCCCCGCCAAAATAGTTGAGATCGATATCACCGATGGCCTTACCCATCTTGAATTGATTTACGTTTGTATCAACTGACATTATTTATTACCTCCCTGTTTTACAGGAATACTGTAACGAGCATGACCACGCGCAAGCCGGTCGGCCTGGGTATCCATACCTTCGCGCGGATCAGCATCCATCCCGCGAGCAGCGGCATTCTTGAGCGCGGTATTTACCTTGCGTCCAGCAGAGTTTGAAAGCTGCTTTTTCTCGTCGTTGGGTTTTTCCGCAACCACGTCCTGCACAGTTTCCGCGTTTTGGAGTGGATCAGCGGGTTCAGCTTCAGCTCCTCCACCATATGCGGCGATAAGGTCAGCGACCTTCACCTTGGTTCCGTCAGGCAAAGATACTTCATCTTCCGGCGTAAGTGTCTGAGCTTCGCCACCCGATGCGCCTTGTTTCATCATGAACGCTTCAATGAGTTTGTAAAGAGGAACCGAAGCTCCGTTTACATCAACGCTTGTGTCATCGTTTACCAAAACGGGTTTCTGTTCTCCACCCGCAGCGGCTTCCGGCTTCTTTTCCGGCTCAGGCTTTGCGGGCATTGCCGCGTTAGCCTTCGGTTTAATTCCAAAAAGACCCATTCCAGGCCCTCCTTTACTATTTGCTAAAATCCGTGACCCTTCGTATCGGGGCCTTGGGACTATTGCCATGTGCATATATTTTCCGTTTACGACTTCTCGGTCGTATTCTAACTCATGCCAAATTCCCCCGGTATGAGCTTCTTCGGGTTCATATGCGCACGATACGGAAAAACCTTTTTCAATTGCGTTCTGTGCGTCTTCGTCCCATACGGACATTTCGACCCACTGCCAGCCATCATCTCCCCATGCAGGAATAGTCGTCACAATACCAGCCGCGGGGTTCGATCCTATGTCTTCAAAGTTAAACGCGGTTTCTTTGTCCTGATCATTGTGGTGTTCAGGAACGAAAATTACCGGGCAATTACGAAAAGACGGACCCATATTATCCAAAGCCTCTTTCGAGACAAGGACAACGCCCTGATCTTGATCTTGATATGACATAATGCCGGGTTCGATAAACCGGACCTTATACGAGCGAGGGTTAGCCATTCCTTAGTTTCCCCTGTTTTTGTTGAATTGTCAATCTATCACGCACCAGCGTCACTCTAGGATCCAAATAGCCGCGCACCGACACCCGTAATCTTCCCCAGGATGACCGCGACGACCTGTTTTAGCGTCAACTATCGGGGGATCGTCTACCGAATGGATCGTGCCTTGCAGTTCTTTATGTTCCGGGCGAACTCGGATATCATGCGACGTTGACCAGCGATATCGCCTAACACCGGCAGAACTTGCCCGATTCATCGAGAATTTCGAGAAAAAAAGACTAGTTTCCTGCCGGGCGAGAAACTCGGCCTTATTCGCGGATACGCCCCATTCGCTCATAATCATATCGGTTAAGGATTCGTCACTCTCTGAGGTTTGATACCTTTCGACCATATCTCGGAGGCGGGTTATTTGTTCCGGGTTCCAGTTTTTGACGTTCAGTTTTTGGGAATCGTTATAATCCCGGCGCAATTTCTCAGCGGTACGGCGGTCAAGAGTCGGACGGATACCAATCGGAAAGGTTTCCGCGATATCCTGATCCATAGCAAACAAAGGCAAATCAAGACCAAAAGAAAGCGTCTTTATGGTTTCATCAACCTTCGCGGACATCGCGTCAATCTGCTTGTTTATCTTGTCTACAAGAGCTTTTCGGTGTCCCTCAGCCTTGAGAGACGCAGCCAACACGTCAGCGGGCGGTCTCCCTTTCCATGTGCCTGACCGCTTGTCGAAAGCCGCGAACCGGGAAAGCTCGCGCGAAATAGCGACGTTATACGTCCCGGAAAAAACGCCTTGCGCATATTTGATCTTACCCTTATTGATTGCCGCAACCAAAGGCGAGGGAGCCGCATTGTTTAATACCGTTGGCTTGGAGATATCTAAGAGCGGCGCAAAGTACGTGTCATAAAAAACTTTGCGGAGGTGTTCGTCAGTATCGGAAAAGTATGAGGGTTTAACGCGGAGCATTTATACCTGATCCTTATCAAACGGTTTTGCTATAGAAATTCCTGTTGTAAAATATGAAAAAATTATAGATTCTCCGGAAATAGTTGAGACAAAACGAATACCATATTCAACTAAAATAGTGAAAAATTCTTGAGCAGAAGAAACAGCTATTTTAAATGGTCTTGTAGCATGAAGCCCACAAAAAGCCGAGTTATATGTTCCCTCCAGAACGTCTTGAAGAGAATCAAACATTATTTGTCTCCTTTCTCCCCATCCAGCCAGCAAGAGAATCTCCGGCATTCTTTACCGCGTCACGCGCAGCCTTAAAAACCTCAATTCCTTTATTTTCCTTTACCGGGTCAACTGACGCACTCCCACCCGGAGGCAATGGCTTAACTTGAAACTTCGCCGCAAAATCAGCGGATATCGTTTCACCCTTTGCCAGTTCATCGCCTATCGCCTGACCGTCAGTAACCAGCCCACGATCAGAGAGCATACAAATCCGGTTTATTTCCGACGCTTTTATCTGTTCGGCTTCCAGTGCGGGGAGTGCCTTTAGTGGCGGGAACTTGAATCGGAATTCCGGGACATAACCCCAAAGGTTCGCGCAGGCAAGCTCAATCATTTGTTTTATCTGCGTCCGCATTTTGGCTTGTATTTCTGACTGGACCATTTCGTTATAGTTGTCCGCGTCACCCTCGCCGGTAGCATTGAGCCCGGAAGCGGACGTACCGAATAGCTTTGTCATAGGGATACGCAAGGCCGAGGCAATGCCGATACGATTCTCTCGCATAACGTCAGCCAGTCCCGCAAAGGTCAACGTTTTCTGTTCGTATTCTTCCTCAGCATCCAAAACAAGGGCGTTGATATAACTCTTCACTTCGTTGGCAGCCTTGATACGCGCAGCAATGGCATTTGTTCCACCGGCTGTTAAAAGCTTGTTTGCAAGGCCTTTTATCTTGTAAATATCGATCTTGGATTCGTCGAGAATTTCGTAAAGAACATCTTGAGTCTTAAGATAGTTGTTAAGGTCCCGAAGCATCCTCTCGCCCTCACTCATACCCCAGCCGCGCAACTGACGGCGAATATACGACGGCGCACGCTT